CGTTAAAGACATTTTCAAAAACTTTTCTTAGGGTGTCATTACTTTCCATTAGACTTACAAAACCATCAATTAAAAATTTAATCCCCTTAATAATTGCAATAAAGACTGTTAAAACTGTGTCTAAAATTCCTTCAAAGACTGCAACAAAAACTTCAACCAGAAATCCTAAAACTTTTACAAAGAAATTAAATGTTTGAATAAGATCTGCCACCGCCGTCAGTATCCCCGAAAACACTTTAATAACAATTTTAATAACAAAATTAAATACCTTTTCAACTACTTTTCTAAAATCTTCATTTGTGATCATGAGGTAAGTAAAGGCTGCAATTAAAGCAACGATAGCCGCAACCACTAGCAAAAATGGGTTAAAAGCCATTGTTAAGTTTAGAATTTTCATTGCGCGAGTTAAAACTGATACAACTGTTGTAACCGCGCCAGTTACCGCTCCCCATATTGCCGTGGCTGTGGCACTTGCTATTAATAAGCCTCGGTAAATTCCAAACACAACGGCAACAGAGCCAACTAGCACTCCCAATACTTTTAAGATTTCTGCATTTTTTTGAAATAATCCGATAATGCCCCTGACAACTCCAGCCACAATATTGATTGCTTTGGCTAAAACGACAGTTGCAATAACCGAAAGAAAACTCATAACCTTTGCAACTTGTCCAATTACAGGCAATAGGGGCTTAAAGGCAGAGAGCAGATTTCCTATAGCGTTTCTTACCTTGGCTGAAGTCAGAGCCATTGCAAAGAAAGCAACTGGAAATGGTTTTAAAAAACTTAAAAACTTTCCGAGAACGGGTATTTGTTGTAATAAATTAGCACCCCCAAACGCTGAAAGTCCAGCAGCAGCGGCAGTTAAAGGTCCTATAATCATTTCAAATTTTGTCGCTAGTTCGCCAACGCTTGTTCCAGCCTTATCCACCACAGTTGTGATGCTACCTACCGTGACTGTTGTTTTTCCGTACATATCTATAAAGCCTTTTAATTTTTGAAAAATTACTACAAAAGGCGCACTAAGTTTTGTAAGAACCATACCAAATGCCTCAATGACTGTCTGAAATGCTTTATTCTCTCTCATAGCGTTTGCAAATGATTTAACTAATTCGTATCCATGAAAAATAAGTGGTCCGAAACCCTTGAGCAAGGCTCCGCCCATAGCAATTTGGATTTCGTTAAAGACTCGAGGGAAGGAACGGAGAATTTTTCCAGGCGCCTTCATGGATTCTTCGTATGTTCCTTGTACTTTTGCTCCTTCTCGAATAACTCCCGAAAGAACCGCCTGTTGTTTTTCTTGGTAAGTCAATTGTGTGACTGTTTTTCCAATAGACCTTGCAAAAACTTCGTTCATCTGCCCTGCCGATTGCTGGATACCGACAGATTTAAGAACTTCACTTCGTCCCGTAATAATTGCGTGGGTAAGCATATTGTAGGTTTCGGTTGAATTAGCACCGCTAATAATCGCTAAATCTTGAGCAATACGAGCGACATCTGCTGCTTTTGATAAATCAAGATTATTCTGAGCGTATTTAAGAGCAGACTTTTGAGCAATTTCCATTTCAATGCCTTGCCTACGGATTGCCATAGCAGCGTCATTGATTACTTTATATCCTAAACCAGTTGATTTTCCGACTGCGTTAATAGCATAATCCAACTCGTCTACTCGCGCTGCCGCCATAAACGACTTCACACCAAAGGCAACAATCGCTGCGGTTGCTATTGCCGTTCCCGTAGCGATACCAGTCATAACCCCGCGAAGAGGTGATGCCTTTTGGGAGAATTGATCTACCGCTTGAGATGCTTGGGCGAATCCGCGAGTAAAGTTGGCAGTTTCAGCGGAGAGGCGAGCGCGAACTTCCATTGTTGGTGTTTCTGCCATTATCGCCTCCTAGCCCTAGACTTACGCTCTTCAAGTTCACGCTCTGTTGCCCTTACATTGTAAAGAGCGCCCCACTCAGTAAGTTCCATACTAGATAGAGGGCGGTGTGCTGGACTCCCATAAAGAAGTTCAGCCACCGTCCTACCTAATTTTTCTGCAAGTTCAAAATGAAACCTATGTTCAGGATTCTTGAGGAAATCGTTCCCCTGCTTTTTCAACCGCATCGTCTGTTAATCCTGAATAACCAAGAGCCTTGGTTGCTAATCTTTCAATAACGGTTCCGCTCTTTGAAAGAATTGCTTCCTTATCTGCAATAGTAAATACAGGCAAACCAGTTTCAGGGTCATACACGCTAGAGATTACAGTTAGCGCATACATCAAACCGACATCAGTTTTACCTGATGATTGACTAGCAGACTCACCGAGTTTGGCGCGTTCTGCCGCTGTCATTGAACGAAGTTCTACCGTTACTTTCCACTCGGGAACTTCTACAAGTTCCTTTGTGATGTCGTCGGCACTAAAAATCGTTTCTTTTAGACTCATTTTTTCTCCTTGGGACACTAGGTTGGTCACGATTTATTAAGTTGTTTTAATTATTAAAATGTGGAGCGTGTTACCGCGCCAGTTACCTGTAACTCAGATGAAAATGTAACTACATCTCCAACTGCGCCACTTTTTTCGTATGAAGTCATGATCGCTTCACCCGTGTACTTTACCTGACCTGTTGTTGTGCCTTCAGGACCGTACTCGAATGAAAGTGTTGCAGATTGTCCAAGGACTGTTGCAAGGTGAGCGTCTACTGTTGCATCAAAGTTTCCTGAGACTGAAACTGTAGAATCGCTTAATCCTACAATGTAGGTCTTTGCGCTTGCGCCAAATGCTGTGGTTTCAGCAGTCTCTACGCTACGAGGAAATGAAACATCGGTGAGTGATGTACTGATGTCTGTAAGTGTTCCCGCGGCGTTGTCTACCTTGAACGATGTTGATTTACCGTGTCTAAATGTTGGCATTTTACCTCCTAGTAAAAACCACTACGGGTGTAGCGGAGCCTGTTGAACCTGCGACTGTGTATGCCACCCGTAGGTATCGGTTTACTGTTGTTCCCGTTGCCACTAAAACTCTTTCAGAAGTTTTTTGGGTGCTGGTAACTGTTGTAAATGAAGCCAAGTCAGCAAAAGTAGAGTTATCCGCTGAGTGCTGAACCTTGACTGCGATTGTTCCGTTTCGTGTATTTGTTGGAACGCTAATGAAGGCAACTCCGCCATTTGTGCTGGCAATAGTGTTATCTACTGAAGTGCCATTTCCTGTGACTGTTACGACTGCCCCTGATGACAGGATGACTCCGTTATCAACTCCGTCGTTGCTTTGGAATTCGGCGCTGGCTTGGACAATATCGCCAATTGCGCCCGAAACCTCATAAGAGGTTCCATCGGCTTGCATAGCAACTGCTCGGTTTCCGTTGGCATGACCTTCGGGGGCAACAATTACTTTTTGATTAGTTGTCGAACCGAGGTTGGCATCAAAGAACTCATCTGTTCCAACGGCGGCACTTCCTTCAAACATACCGCTGAGTGAAATCGTTCCATCTTTCAGACCGACAATGTAGGTTTTTGCTTCAGTTCCAAAAGCACTTGTTTCGGCAGTTTCAACTGAGTTAGTAGAAGTTTCATCGTTGAAATATGTTGAAAAATCAAATTCGTTTACAAAAACATTGACACTTTTACCGTGGCTAAATGTTGGCATTATTTATCCTCATCTGTTTCTTGAGCGTCGGGGGTTGCCTCAACTGCTGGCTCCTTAACTATCGGAGCAAGTATTGGTTCCTCTTTGACGGATTTTGTTGGGTTAGAGGTATCTTCAATAGCCCCTGAATCAAGCAACCACTTAATAGACTGTGGTGGTAGATCACTAACTACGGCACCAATTTCAACGCGCTTATTGGGCGGGTAATCAATGCCCGTTAAAGCCTTGTAACTTCCTGCCATATCGAACTCCTCTGTGACGGTGACATGAAAAATCCAAGTCACCGTTATAGGTCACTTGGACACAGAGAGAAACGATAAAATGGAGGACACTAGGTCACGATAGGTTTATTGTATCAGGGAAGTATTTTGCACCTTGTTAGCAATGTTGAAAAGACTTCCTTGTGTTCATCGGAGCCTTTTACTGTTCCCTTGATTTTGATTTGACCTCCAGTTTCGATATCGGCGTTGCCCGAGGAGAACCACTTGAACTGAGAATTACTGCTAACGAATGTGTAGAGCGTGGTGTATCCATATTGGGTTTCAAAGGTATTTTGACCCGTGCAGGTTACATCCAATTCGACCTTTGTACCTGTTTCAGCGTATTGTTCCTTGCTGAACTGGACTTGTTCTTTCTTGATAATATCCTGAGCGATTTGATTGTTAAAGACTTTCACCAAACTGACCGCGATACCGATAGTGGAATCGGTTTGGTATTCCAACTGGCAGACCGCCCTCAAGTTTTCAGCATACCCGCTATCGCCCTCGAAAACCTTGCCCCATTGAATCAACTCAATAGCCTTCAAAATATCCGCTTCGGTTACATCTTCCCCGACATATTCTTTCCAATCGCTGACATAAGAATTCACGCCCTTGATTTTGCCCTGAACGATGTTCCTTGTAGACGACCCGATACCGCCCTTGACATATCCGATTTTTTCAACTGCTTTGATAGCGTGTGCTATCACCGACAAGGTATCAATTCCTGTATTCCCGCCACCGATATAGCCACCGAACTCATTCTCAAAGTCTGATTCAGTAACAAGGGCAGTAGCGTGAAAGTCCCACCCTAAGAAATCCTTTACGCAGGTTGAGCCAACCTGACTCAACTTTCCCTCTTCGCTCCTGATAAAGATAACCTTGTTACGGGTTCTTTCAACTTGGCAATGGTCGCAGTAACCGACCTTTACATCAGAGGATTTAACTTCCTGCCCATAAATGCCCTTAACAATGACCTGATTTTCAATGAATTCTGCTACCGCCACGAACTCATAACCGTTGTATTTAAGGGCTTCGCCCGTGACAACTAAGACTGGGTATTCAAAAGTTACACCGTTGATTATTTCGTAACGGTTTTCAACTCCTACTTGGAAGCCACCGCTTAAACCTTTTTTCTGCCCACGGGAAGCAATCTTTTGCGCCTTGGCAAGAGTCTTATCAACGTCAATGGTTGAGATTCTAAACTCCATGATTTCCCCCTCTCGGTGTAATACCAGTATACACTACTGGGGTTTAATAATCAACTCTTCACGCCTAGCGCGTTCTTCTCGAACCATAGCAAGGGTCAGAAAGTAGCCAATTCCATCAACCACGGTATCTAGTTTCGCCCGATTTACTTCTCTTGATAGTTTTGTTCCTACCATACATAGACTCACTTGCTCTGCTGAAATGGGTATACCAAGGATTACAGACCATATCTGCGCTGTTCTTGTTAAGTTATCAAGAGGGTGTCCATACTCGTCTAGGCGCTCTCCTGAGACGAGTTCAGCGGCATATAGCGCAATATCGCGGGGGTCATTCATAGTAGTTGGATATCCGATACTCCCTGACTGCTCACCAAGAAGGTCAGCACTCCCACATCTGCCACTTCCCCCGTTGATTGCTTCCACCATACGCTCCCTCCGTCTAAGGCTGGAGCCTGAATCCATTTCACGCCCCCAAAATCTGCAAGTTTGAATGAATGATAGTGCCCTGAAACTAAGATGTCACAATCACCGATTGGTTGGCGACCTAAAGATTGATCGGCAATCCATCGGCGTAACTTTGCTTCAACTCCCATACCACTTCGGGCTAAATGTCCATGAGTAATTCCAATAATTTTGCCGTGCACTTCTAGGGTTAGACTCAACTCATCGGTTGGGATATTAAATTTAATATGACCGTAGGCTTCAGGATTTGCGGCGAAGATTTCAGCAACGGACTCTACTAGGGCTACATCGTCATTATCGTTAAGGGTAGTAAAGGCTTTTCCGTTTTTTCGGTTCTCGCCGTGGTTTCCGCCGATTGCGGCGACTGTTATCGAAGGAACCAACTTTGACCAACGGATGAGGGCATCTCTTAGGAGCCTTCGCGCTATCTTTACCTGATCTCTTCTATCTACCTCAACCGTGAAAGTTTGGATGGCGTAATGCCCATCACACCCTTCAACCAAATCACCTAAGCAAAGAACGGTGATTGAATCAATGAGGCGACCAATTTTCTTTAATTCTTTTAATCTGAACTCAACATCATCAATTGCCTGAAGCCACCTGCCGACCAAGCCTTTTAATCCGTCGCCATCCTTCTTACCAACCTGCCAATCAGATGCCAATACAACTAAACTTGCCTCGCCCGTAAACTCTTTGCGAACAGTAGGTTTATGTTTTTTAATTTCTTTGATAAGTTCTTCAATGTCGTAGTTCTCTTGTTTGCCCTTGCGAACTACCTTGCCTTTCCATTGACGGTTTAATATTCCATCTACATCGCCCCATACATTGAAAAGGACTGGCTCAACTACTGCAAAGTTCTCGGGGTCAAGCCCCCACATTCGTAATACGCCAGACCAATCAGGGTGAGCATCGCCTTCAACCGCTTCGGTCGTAACTGTTCCTTCTTCGCCTTGCCATGAGACACCAGGAGTCCATTCGGCTGTACGCGAGCGCGGTGGAAGTTTCTGCACCGAATCCATCTCGGAGGTTTTAAGTAAGTTATCTAATGCATCATCAAGATTCACGGGGACACTTACACCCGTCTTTTCCGTTTAATCGTCGTCTATGTCGGCGCATAACATCAGAGCCTACCGTAATGTCATACTTGGCTAAAAGTTCTACTAAGCGAGCAGAGTTCACATTTGGATTAACAAGTGCCTCTTTGAACTTGGTTCGTATTGATTCATCTAAAGAATTTGTAATTCTGCCAACAGTACAACCTAATTGACTGCGGGAATCACCCGTAGACAGAGCATTTAACTCAGATAAAAAATCATCCTGATTTGTTTTTAGATTTACAACGGGAACAGGTGACGCTCCACGGGCGCGTTGCGCTTTC